TGGTTCTGTTTTTTCGATCATGTTAATAGCCTCCACCTCCCTGAGTTGTAACCGAACTGGCGGAATTGTCAACGTGATCGATGCCGGCAATGGCTGCGTAGCGCAAAACGTCGATCACATCCTTCCATGCCTCCTTCAATCCACCGTCACCAGTGTATTCCGACAAACCTTGGATGATGTTCTCACAGTCAGAGCTAATGTAGAAATGCGGACGATTCACGGAATCATAAGGTTTGGACGTATCCCATGCCATTTTCCCGATCAAAGCCTGCAATCCATCGTCGATATCCAGCCCAGGTGCCGGGATGCAAACCAGCCCAGCATCGCTCAAATCCTCGATAATCGAAGATGAACCGTCCTGGACCTGATACTTTGCGGCTCCTAGCCGGGGGTCAATCAATCGCTCAAAGATGTCCTCTTCCTCCTCAAGCTGCTCGATAAGCTCAACGTAGTCTCTGATCCCGTATCCCTGACCTTTCGCTCCTTCTCCAGGCATCCACTTCCCACCTCTCCATTCCGCCCAGTCACCCACGTCCACTCCAGGCCATTCACGGTAAACCCACATGGTTCCAGTCTCATCCATTGCTATCCAGCACATGAACCAGTTCTTCGATCCAGCCGGATCAATGACATGATATTTTGTGACGTTCTTTTTCGGGATCTTGTCAGGTGAAACCACGTTCACAACCTTGTTGAACTTGGGGAACTTTGTGGCGTGTGACTTCATCGGCACACCATAGGCGCGAATGAGGATCTCTTCTCGTGTCCTACCTTTTAGCGTCTCCTTGATGCGGTCGTATCCACCAAAAGCGTTGTCCTGAGAGTGAAAATAATGCACTGAGGCATTGAGCTTCTTCGACTTCTGGACATACGGAACAAGCTCATTATTAAGCAATTCTGCCTCACGACTCTCAATCGTGGTAGCACCGTCCAAATACTCCTTGATCACCTCTGTCCACCCATCAATCGGGGTGAATGTCACTAGCATCTTGGAGTTTCGAGTGGCAAGGCGAAACCTCAACGTGTTGATCAGCTCGGGTCCAAGCAGGTATTCGTCCAGCCAGACGCCAATATTGTGCCACACAGGATTCCTCGATCCAAGCTCCGCCCCTTCCAAGATGGTTGGGTTGTTCTGATACTGGGAATATGTCTTGAAAATGATCTGTGACCCATTGGGAAGGATCAACGAGGAGTCAGTGAATCCGGTCTTTTTCTTGTAGGAAATGTAAGCGTTTGCGCTTGTAAACTTGGTTTTGAGATACTCTGGCAACCAAGCCCAAACTGCACTTTGCTGCTGCCGAATTGAAACCTCAGACGTTTGAGCAAAGCAGAATATCTCAGAGTTTGGATTCTCCACCGCAGCACGGACAACAGAGAACGCACCCCATTGAGTTTTACCGCTCCTGTTTCCTCCCAAAGCTAGAATCTCATTGACCTCATAAAGCTGTTCTTCAGCCTTGGTCCAGTGAGGCAGGCGAAACCCATACGCATACGGGTCTTTTTCTGCATTTTCAATCGCTTCATGGTAAACGCGATGGATCGACAACACCTCCTCAGGTGTCATCTCGATCAATTCCTCGTCGGTGGGAGGAGAGAGAATCTGGTGCGGACGCCAAATCATACGGCTTCTAGCTCGATCACTTTACCCTTTGCAATGCGGGTTCTCGCCTCATTTATGAGGTTTGCCGCGTCATCTAGGCTTGCACCCTTGCGATGCTCCACCACAGTTGTTGCCATCCCGGTAAGCTGCGCAGCCTTGTCGGTGAGGATGCCAACGGTGATCGCCAGCTTCTCAGGTGAGATTTTAGCAAGACTGTCAGGATCTTCAAAAAGCTGATTTGCTCGCTCAAACAACAAATCGGTATATTCCTGAGCAGCAATGGCGTAGCGCATGGAGAAATCCTTTCGCTTCGTCTCCAAGGTGTCATTGTGCCTCCACTCCAATTTGCGGACAATCTCTCGACTTACTCCAGTCTTCTTGCATATCTCGGTTATCCTTGCTCCTTGAGATAAAAGGAACAAAGCCAATGCTGCCTTGTGAGGAGCGTAATGCTCGATGTTATTGCGAGGGATGGACTTCGCTCGTTCGCGCACCTCTAGGAACCACTCGCTCTTGTCAGGACGGTCGTCGTAGTGGTTGTCTTTCAGCTTTTGTAGTTGTTCGTTGCTCATAGCCGTTGGCTACCTAGGATTAAATCCTATTCTGATTCGATCTCCAAGCCTTGTTTTTCTTTGAAATCTTTCACCATGTTGGTCAGTTCAGCAGAAAATTCTGGATCGCCAGACGCTTGATAAGACAATGCCTCTATACCTTGCCTAGTCATAAACATTTCCTTGGCCATTTTCTCGTAGGCTTGGTTGACTCCACCAGGAAGGGAGTTATTTGCAAGTGCTGATCTCAATGCTTTCATATTTGATCCAGAGTGAAGCATTGCAGCAATAAATCGATTTCTCGCGTAGTCTGTCATGTTCCCAATTGGAACGTAGAAGAAGGATGTTCCTGTGCTGACAATTCCTTTTGGAGCGTATCCCTTTGATCTTACATTTGTAATAGCGTTTGACTCATAAGTTCTTGCTAGATCAACCAAGAAGTCAGCACCGTCTTGACCAAGAACAATCTCAAGCTTTTTGGCAAATTCCGATTTACCTGTTTTGCTCTGAGGACCATAAGCAGTCATGAATTTCTCCGTATCAAACAACGGTTGAAATGGAGCATTTGCAGTTGGTGTTCCTCCTTTGAACTGATCCAAAAGCTCACGTTTGAAATCCCCTTTGTAGAGGTTTCTAGCCTCAATTGACATTTTACTAAGCTCACGCATAGCCGCAGAAGTTTGAGCTACGGAGAAGCCCGAAAGTATTGACTTGGAAAGCGTGGCTGGATCGATGTTTTGGAAATTTCCTTTTTGAGCCATCTTGAAAATTTCTGAGGTTACAAGTTGACCCTCTTCTTTTTCAGCCTGAATTCTTTTTGTGATAGTGCTTGCCAAAGACTTTCTTTCGTTTTCTGAAAGAGCTTGACCCATTAGAGCTACTTCATCAATTGTCAGCTTGGCTTCATCAAGTCCACCAACGCTTCTTAAATTGCGATTCAATGATTCAAGAGACCTCAGTTGCGCTGCAGAGCTGCTACCAAAAAGAGAGTTAGCCATCCCCCTGTCTGCCTCAATGCTTCTAGCTCCTTTACCACGAAGGCTTGGCTTTATACCAATGTCATTCATGTATTGCAATTGAAGCAACCCAAGGACTCTGTCGGCTTCACCTGCTTTTGATCGATCATCTACGCCAAGTTGACGAAGAGCCTTAACAACCCTATCGATTGTTGCTGGTTCTCTCATCACAGCACTTACAATAGCTCTTGGATTTGCGCTTGTTTCTCCTCCAGCTTCTTTCAGGATACCTCCAAGTAGATTTTTTTCAAAGGCTGCTCTATCTCGCACTAATACTGTTGCTTTTTCAAACTCTTCGCCAAGATTGCGAGTAATACCATTTGCATCAGTCGCATTAAATTGACTGTAAATCCCCCTTCTTAGTTCTGACAATTTAGATGAAATGGCAGCTCCGAAAGCATCTTTCGTTGTTCCTCCAACAGCATTGTCTGGTCGAGCATCATTGAAAGCTCTGATGTAACGATCAAAAGACTTAAAATCCAAAGGCTTGTTTATACCTTCAAGTCTTTGAATCTCATTGGTCAAATCTTGCCTTTCTGCAGCGGTTGTTGGTTGGCTTAATTTTGTCCTGGCTTCAGAAATAAGTCGTGGAGCATCTCTTACTTCTTTCAGATTTCTTTCAACTCCTGTTACGGCAGATTCATTAAATGCTCCACCAGCATTCACTTCTCTTTTGATGCCTGACACAATATCAAGGAGATCTTTTGCTGATATTTCAAATCCAGCATCATCAGCAACTTGAGCCAATATATCATACTGCGCCGTTGTTGATGCTACAGCTTGATCCTCAGCGTCCTTAATAGAAGAGCGCAAAATTGTTCCAAGATCATCAACATCACTCAGTGGACCTTTTGTTTGGCGATCCATTGCAGCTTCAATGATGTTCTTACTCCGGCCAGTCAATGCTGCAATTTCAGAAGAAAGTGCATTCCTTTGCGCTCCTTGCTTGGCGGCAATATCACTGAAGTCATTGGCAGTAACTGGGACTCCGCTCCTGAAGTCATCAAACAATCTTACCAATGTTTCCTGTGTTCCTCGCGCAGAATTGGCGATATTCGTTCCTGAGAATCTTCCAGCAAGATCAGATTGCATTTCAACACCTTGAGGCCCAGCCAGCCTAGCTCCCGCTGGAACTTGGATAATGCCAGCAGACCGAGCTTCTTTTGCTGCCAGTTTCTGCTCCCTGGTCATCAATCTCTCTGCTGCTGACTCAAGCTCTTTAGCAAAAGCATTCTCAAATGGATTTTCAATCCTTGTAGCCCTCATTGCTGGGATGGCAATATCAGTGATGCCTCCAATGCCAGCCCCAATGAGAGCTTGCGTCCCACGCCTTGCAACTGTTCCACCAATGTCAGAATCAAGACCGTAAGAATACCTTAGCCCCTCATCGATCAAAGAACCTACACCACCACCTACGGCAGATGAGGCAAGGACTGCTGCGGTTGGGCTTTTGGTTGCTCCTAGTGTGCCAATGAACGAAGCAATCTCCGCTGCAACAACAGGTGCTTCAGCAGCAACCCCGGCTAGTCCAGCGATTCCTTTATTGAAGGTAGTCTTCACGGAACCATCATCATTCTTGATCAAGAACTCAGTGTTACCACCAAGGTCGATTGGCAGCACATTTCCTTTTCCGTATGTCTTCTCAAGAAGTTGTGATTTGCTCTCTGGGTTTGGAAGCGTTGCTACTTGAGCCATGAGAGAAGTAGGAAGCATCTCACTCTCGACTCCACCCTGCCCAACTGGGGCATTGTAAAGTTGTCCAACAACCTCGCGTTGCCTTGCCTTGAACTCTTCAGGGGACGGTTGATCCGTCATTACAGGTGGCGCATTGAATCCACCACCACCCATGCCTCTTCTAGTTGTGGTTTTGCTTCTTCTTCCTGAAGTGAAGAATATTGATTTTGTAGTTCTTCAGCCTTTCCTTCAAAAAGCCTTAAGTTGTCCAAAAGAGAAGGGTCGGCTTCTTTACCTTCTTCTTTGGCTTTCTTGAGTCTTTTCCCGATCTCAACAATACCAATGGAAAGATTGGCAAGATCAGTCTCAATTACTTGCTTGTTTTTCTGAAGATCGCTCATTATTTAGGTAAGTATTCTTTTAGTTTGTCTTGAGCTTCTTGACTTAAGCCAACTCCAGGAGGCTTTGCCTTACTAGGGGTAAAGCTGTCATCTGGACCACTAGGAAGAAGGTCGTCAGCATTCCTGATTTTCCTTACATCTTCATCAATATCAAATGCATTCTTATTTTGCTTCATGCCTTCAGATATTGCTTTCTCAATTTTTTCTGCTTTTCCAACAGCTTTAAGCATAAACTCTCCTATCTTCTTGTTGCCTTCTGGAGTGTTGCCAAGATTAGGAGCCAATACTGTAGTAAAATATGTCATTTCCTTGTCGGAAATAGCACCCTTGGTAAGATTGATGAATCCCATAGCAACATCGCCAGACACAGATTTGAATGTCTCAGAACTGGAAACATCTTTGCCAAACGCCCTGTTGAACTGCATAATAGCATCTTGAGCAAAACCAGTCTTAACTCCTTGATCAATAAGCCTGATCATTTCTTTAATACTGTCCTTGTTTGCCGTTGCCCCTTGAAGTTGTTTCTGTTGCTCAAACAAAGATTTATCCATCTCCTTAGCTCGTCCCTCTTGGCTTGACAGCGCCGTGTTCACTTCAACCAGTGGTTTGCCACCCATTGTCACTCCAGAAACAACGAATCTTCCATCAGTCATTGGTAATGCATCAACCTTTGCTCCCTGTTTAGTTAAATTACTCACTTGTTCCTGAGTCATAATAGTGGTAGTCGTCTCAGCTTTTTTTGGAATAAGTCTGGCCCCTGGAGGAATTCCCATCATACTGGCAGGTGGACCATCAACCTTAGGCTGCAAGTTAGAAGTCGGTGCGCCCGAAGCAAGTGGAGATACATTGGCAAGGCTTGAAACACCATCCGGCATCGCTAAGGCAGCATCTATTGCACTGGTGCTAATCGCTCCTCTAGGTGGAAGAACTCCATCGCCAATGACTGGTGGCACTCCAGGTTCAGTGCTAGGTAGATTCAAACCAGCATCAATTGCATTCCGTGATCGGGGTTGTCCAACTATTGACCCATCTATTCTTGTCCTTACACCTGTTACTGGATTGAAATTTCCATCAAATTCATACTCTTGCCCATTGATGTTTTCAGTATATTTTATTGGCTGTAGACTAACACTCTTTGCCCCACCACTAGCCGCAAGCTGGGCATTCTCAATAGCCATCAACTGACTCTTGTCAAACCGTGCAAACACATTTGGGATCATCGCCTTCCCTTCAGCCAGCAATGCAGATTTCTGCACAGCACTGAGATTGGCATCGCTTGCAGCAGTAAGGAATGGCTGGAGAGCATCTCTTGCTCCAGCAATATCATAGGAGTCACTGAGCGTAAGAGCGGCTTCGATTGCCTTTACCGACGCATCGTTGGCAGCATTGACTGCCTTCTCTTCTTTCCTTGATTCCCTGAAGTCTTTGATTACACCACTGATGCTCTCTCCAACATCAACGAATGACTGCGCTCGCATCCGGTCAGCCTCGATTACATTCCTGTAATCAGGTTGTGGGTATAATGCTGGGTTTATTTGTCCTCCGATAAGTGCCATGATTTAGAATGTGTAAGGATTAACCTCCCTTTTTGTTTGCTTTGTAATAATCCATACCAAGCCCAGCCAAGTCACTTCCAAGTGAACCGTAAGCCTTTGCCTTTGCCGCTGATGCTGCTGCATTAGCTGAGTATTGCGCCATGTTTGCTTGGTTCTTCGCTCCAGCCTGAGTCATAGCCAAGTTGATTGGCATGTTGTAA